ATAACCTTAAATAAGGCAACCACTAAAAGTGCGATTGACTCATGATCCTACGATGGGTACAAATCCACCGTTGTGACTTTTGTCTTCCAACCTCCTCTTAAAACATAAGGGTCGTTATCTCTGTCGTCTGCATCGCTTTCGACGTTGACAAATACCCGAGTTTTATTGGAGCCTTCTCCATCATAAACGATAGTATAGCTTGGCTTATTAGGCTTCGCTTTCCGATAAATTGAGTACAATGGATAAAGCTGGTCTCCCAGCTCTAATTCACCATTCTCAACGAACGGAACTTTCGTTATCGTTTTAAAGTTAAAAGGAGGTCTAACAGACCCCGTTGAAAGTTTACGGTGTTTTTTACACGAACCGTTCCAATCTAACTTGCTAGTCGCCCAGCGCGTATTAATAGGTTTGGTGTGTTGAACGTTACGCCGTAAATGCATTTTACACTGAGGGTCGGTAATATCATAATGAATATGACCATCACCGAAGCCAGGAGGTCCAAAGGAAATAACATTACTTGATTTGTTGAATAGGAGCTGCTCAAGCTCATATCTAAACGGTTCAAATAAATTCCAATTGGCCCTGTCGAAGTTCAACAGACCGATCAATCTTGCATCGGTCCATCTACTTTTCTTGTAAAAAGGTCGGATATTAGTACCTAAGAAGAAGTCAGCCCCACAACTTTCACGGAAGGGTCCCTTGGTAAAGCTCTTTTCAGAGTTCACCTCAAAACCAAAAAATTCCAAGTTGTGGAATAGCTCATTCAGAAAATCGGCATCTGAAGGGACAATTAAGTCGTCTCCGAATACTGATATATTATCTGTTTTTAGGCCGGCTCTAACACAAGTGACGTAAGCAATAGCATAAAAGATAATGGATTCAAGTTCAAAAGTGAAGCCATTTCCCATTGAGGAAAACATCTCCAGCTCAATTGTCTTACCATTATACTCTACCCTTCTAGTACGCAACTGATCTAATAAATTAAACCAGTCTTCTGACTGAATGAGGTGAAACACTACTAAACACGCAATCGTGTTACTGGCATTTTTGAGATCGATCGTAGCAATGCTATCATTAATACTTCCGATAGCCGCATATGACCGATTCTCCACTTGACTTTTCAAATTGATCTGACAAGTGGTCAAAAAACGTTCTTTT